CATGGTACAGGATCATCAGGACAAGCAGGTGCAATCAATAGAGCAAGAGATGCAAGACAATCAACTGTAATAGGTCATATTCACTCCTTTGGGGGAGTTTTGTACTCCTCAAGTGATAAGGATATGATATTCGGTATGAATGTAGGTTGTGGCATAGATATTAATGCCTATGCAATGGAGTATTCACGACCTTTCCCCAAACGACCAACATTAGGTTGTGGAGTTGTTTTAGATGGCGGCAGAATTGCTATATTTGTACCCATGCCATTAGGAAGCAAGATAGTAAGGCTTCCAAGCAAAAAGTAGGTTAAATCCGTTATAACATAAGTGTATATTTCATTGATAATCAATGATGTGTGCACTTTTTATTTCTATAATAATTAAAGCGTAAATTTGTATGAAGACCAAAGCGGAACTAGAAATCGATGAGTTGATGAAAAAAAGGGATGAGTTGGAAGTAAGATTGAATTTAATAGTTCAAAAGCTTAGGTTAACAATAATAAAACATAGCATATTAAATGTTACTTCAAATAACTCAATTAACGGAAGATGATAGCTACGAGTATGGTGATGGTACAGAGCCATCAGATGCTTGGATAAATATTCATTTAGTTGAATCCGTTACAGATGATGAAGAGGATAAAGATAAGTGCTATGTGTATATGCAATCACAGGACTACTTCTACATAGATGAGAGCTCAGACTCTTTTATTAAGAGATATCAAGAGGCTTTATACGGAACGGTGTTAACTAGATTCTACGATAAAACAAATAGGCAAACATAAGAAGCTCTCTCATAGTTGGTGGTGTTTTGGTTTCCCCTCAGGTAAAATCTGGGGGGTTTTTAGTATAAAAAAGCCCTAACAAGTCTTAATTGATAGGGCTTAATGACAAACAAAAACATCCTAAAGGATGCATCTGCGTACTTGATGCGGCAATGCAAACCTAAAAATTAATATTTAATTTACCAAATAAAAAAGCTCCATCGTAGAAACGACAGAGCTTACCTTTATTTCAAAAAAACACACAAAACTATTTTTGTTTATACTCCTTTATAGCGTAAGTAATTAAACCTACTAAAGTAAGTACATATAATGATCTACTAAACCAATTCCAATGCAAAGGATTAAACTCATTTACAATAAATGCAAATGGTAGATAAACCCCTACGAGCAAAATTAGTAAATTAACCACCACATCTTTGTAATTTGTTTTCATAATCATTTGTTAAAATGGTAAATTTTTAGCTGGTTGGCCATCTTTAACCCAAGTATCAAGCTCGATATAGAAACCTGCTTCACCTGGTGTAGAACCTTTCTTTTCTTTGATAAGGATATTAGCCCAACCATTATTAGTTGCTGCAAAATCATTCATCTTCTTTAAGTCATCTGGGCCGAATGATACTTTCTTAAACTCCCCAAATGCCGTTTTCATTGTTTGTGACCTTCCTAGGAAAATCTTTTCTTTACCTGCTGCCATGTTATATATTTTGGTTATTAAATACTACTGTTATTCTTTGGTTCTGCCTTTGAGTTTTGTAAGATTACTTTAAGCTGAGGTCTATACTTTGTATCTATTGCAAAATCTACCAACACCTGATGCAAAAAATCATAGGTTTCTTTTGTAAATTCATCCTTAGCTTTCTTAACTACTTTAGGTGCTTTCTCTATCTTGTTTTCTAATTCTACTTTTTCCATTTTACTTTGTTTTATCTGCCTTGGCCTCTGTAATCCTTTGGCTTAGCACTATGTTTATTAAATGATTTTTTTGCTCTACCTCGTTTCCTTGATCCGAAGGACACCTTTGTTGAACTCCCAGTCTTGACTTTCGCCATCTTGATTATATATTTTAACTATTATTGATTCATCTCTAATCTGCTGACACAACATTGCAGTTCCTCCTGCTATAGCTAACTGCTCTAGGAACACCATCTGATCCGAAGAAAGTCTGTCACCTATTGCTTTAATCTCGCAGCAAACAAAGTGGCCATACTTTTTACTATAACCAATGATGTCTGGAACTCCTTTCCTTCCTATAAATGCTCTGCCTCTAACTGCTAAGTTATTATTCCTCCATACTTCATTGCCATTATCCTTTAGATAATCCATCATCATCTTTGTTAAATCACTTGCAGATATGTAGGCCATGTACCAAAATTACAATATATTATTAATATATTGTTAGTACCACCTGATTAGTTCTTCTGTTGGCATCTTAACATACTTGATTTTATCCTTCACTTTTATCTCACCTATTCTCCAGTATCTCCTTGCTTTAACCCTTAAAAACTCTGCTCTTATAAAAACTATTCTATCTCGTAAGTCTAAGTTAAACGCAAAGAACTCTGCTCTTGTATCACTAATGCCACTAGGTTGACCATCGTTCTCGTATTCTAGTAAAAAGTACTTTTTCTTTAGTGCTTCTGTTTGATGAATAACAATAACCTTGGTGCTCTTAGCGAATAGTTTAATAGCCTGGTAAGTTCCATCCTTAGCCTTGGCTTCTTCTATCTCAAACTTTCTCCTGTTTCTATATCCCTTGGCCATGCTTTAATTGTTATTGATTCTCTAATCTCAAAGTAATCTAAATCGCTTGTATCAGATAGTATAAGAATTTTTAGTACTTGCATATCTGCATAGTCTAATGTTATCTTTTGTTCACCAATCTTAATAACAACTCCATGTCCAACATCTTTAATTGATCCTGCTTTTTGTCCTTGCAAATGCTCAGTCCATTCGCTATTGTGAGAATATAAGCATACTGTTTTGCCATCCTCGTATTTAAGGTCATAGTCATACTCCATCCCTTCACCCAGATTGTTTTCTACATACACTTGTTTCATTTCATTCTCATTTTAAGTAGTTCTTTAATATAAATTGTATCACCTGATTTGTACTTTGGAAACTGCAAGGTATCAACCTCGTAACTTACTCCATCTGTACCAACAAAAACGCATTGGTAGTTTGTTGTCATAGGACTGTCATCATAAAGACTGCTTTCAGTAAATGTGTTTACATACTTGTAATCTAGTGTTGTAAATTCTCCTTTAGAGTTACAACTTAGGAAAAATAGGGCGATTAGTAGCTTTTTCATTTTAGTTTATTTCTTTGTTGGTTAGATAATACTGGTTTAAGTAGCTTTTCTTTGCCTTTATCAGACATATACAAGCTATTGGTTATGTGAGAAAATGCTTTTCTTTCTTTTTCAGTTAAGTCTGGATGAGTCTTTATCCTGTAAAGCACATCTTCCATTGGTATAAATGTTTCGTTACTCATAATCTTCAAATTTCATTGTTTCAGGTAAAAATCTTAATGCTATATTTTTTGTTGATCCGTGGCGATTCTTCTCAACCTTACAAACTACTAAATCACTTGGCGAATATTCTTTGCCACCAATCTCAATAGCTTCTGTCATCTCGTAGTAATGTGGTCGCATAAGCATAATAACTGCATCAGCATCTTGTTCGATAGAACCTGATTCCCTAAGGTCAGATAACTGAGGCATCTTATCTCCTCGTTCTTCTACCCTACGAGATAATTGAGATAGGGCGATAATAGGTACTTCCAACTCTTTAGCCAAAGCTTTAAGGCTTCTACTGATGTAGCTGACCTCTTGTTCTCTGTTTTGGTTTGATTTGCCTGTACCACTCATAAGTTGGAGGTAGTCGATAAAGATTACCTTGATTCCATACTTTTGCTTTAAGATGGTGGCTTTTGCTCGGAGTTGGGTTACACTTATACCGCCCATATCTTCAATATGTATTGGGGAAGCTAATAGTAAGTCATCTGTCTTTAGTAAAACCTTTCTTTGTGTAGTATCCAAAGTATTCATTCTAAGCCATTTTAAGGGCAGTTGTGAGCCGATTGACTCTAACCTTTCAACTAACTGTTCGGAGCTCATTTCGAGGCTAAAAACAGCTACAGGAACGCTATCTAAACAAGCTAGTTGATAGATACTAGAAAGCATAAAGGCAGTCTTACCCATCCCTGGTCTTGCAGCTACGATTACTAGGTCAGGCTTTACCCATCCGCATAGGGTATTATTTAGCTCATTAAAACCTGTGTTAAATCCTAGTAAGCTACCCTTTTGTGCCATGTCACGAGTGTAGTTAATTGACATAATAATATCTTCCATCATCTTCTCGTAGATATTCCCAAACTCTTGTAGCTGAATTAGTTTTTTGGATACCTCAGCCATAAAGTCTATCGTTCCTTCCTCGCCATTGGTAGCCCCAACCACAAGCTCTCCACCCAGCACCACCAACATTCTACGCTTATAGAGTTCTATTATTAACTCTATATGGGCTTCTAAGTGAGCAGTTGATACCACATCTTTAGTTAACTCAGAAAGGTAGTAGGCATTTACCTGATCCGTTTGTTTGGCATCTACGATTCGTTGGTATAGTGTAGTAATATCTATTGGGATATTCTTATCGTACATCTCTCTAATCGTTCTGAATACAAGCTTATGCTTATAGTCGTAGAATATATCCTCTTTTAAGTAGTTGATTACTAATGACAAAGATTTTTTGTCGATTAATAAAGAACCTAGGATATTTCGTTCAATCTCTGTGTTTTTTGGAAGGTCAATGACTTGCATTATTTAACTCTGATTTTTACTTGTTGTGAAATTTTGTTTTCATCCTTAAACCAAACTCCAATCATCTTTTGTTTCCAGTTCTTTACAGGCCTACCTTGAGAATCTTGCCAATCTGCGGTACTATAAAAACTATAAGCTCTTCTAGCTACATCATCCTTATATCCATTCTCTTTAAAATACAAAATAACTTCCTCTAAAGCAGGTGCTATAAACTTCTTTCTTTGTATAGATATATTATCTAATACAGGATTGTTTCTTTGTATAGAGGTAGTTTTCCCGATGTCGGATAAAACCGAGGTCGGCTTTTCTTGAGGTCGGTTAGCTAAAGCAGGAATTGCATATACAATATGATTCCATCCTTTAAAATGCCCTTTCTCGTTAACTACTTTATATGATAAAATATAACCTGCTTTTTGTAATCCCTTAAAAGCTAAATCAACTTTATTTTTTTTATCCCCTAATAACTCATGTAGGTTATCCTTATAAACCACCCAATCCTTAGGTAAGCTTAAAAGAAAAGCCATTAATCCTTTTTGCTCTAGTGATAAATCCTTTGATTGACAAATGTCATTTGGGAGTTTAGCGTAGTTATCTTCTACTTCTTGTTTTTCAATCCTTCCAGTATTCATAAAATAAAAAAGCCCCATCAAGTTCCCCCTAGGTTGCAGTTAGGGGTTCGTATCAAGGGCAATAAGTTCTTAATGAGTCTGCAACACTCATGACAAATATACTAAACTTCCTTAGATATCCTAAAAACTACTCTCCTATTATCCACTATAAAACGCTTACGAGCAACAGGGTTAAGCGATTCACGGATCACTTGAGATGCTATCTTTGTCTTACGACTAGCAGCTGCTGCCGACTTAAATAGCACCTCTTCCATAGTGTCAGTATAAACCATTCTAATTGGTATTGAGTTCTCTAATCCTTTAATCTCATTCGGCATCTGGTTTGGGTTTAAAGTGGTTTTTTAGGCCTTTGATAAATGATTGGTTTGTTTCGTGGAACTCTCTTTTAGAAAAATAATTCTCATCTACCTTACCGCCATCCATTTCATTGGGGTAAACGAGTATGTCATCATCGTAAAAGTTACGCACTCTTCCTGTATCGTAACACACCACTTTCCATATGGTGTTAGTATCAGTTCCGTAATCAATCCATGCGATTGCTTTTCCATAGCCTAATGGGGTTAAAACATCTATTGTTTGTTCTAATTGTAGTATCAAAATAGTCGTTTTATTGATTTGATTTTAAAATAAATTTCACAGAATATTAATAGCAGCACCGCTATTGGTACTGCTATAAAGAAAACTTTAATAAATCCTAATGCTTTCATATATTTTGGCTAAAATGGTTATTAAAATATTCTTCAAATGTTATATCTTTTTGTGTTTTTATACGACTATAAACATCATACATTTGATTCTTTTCTTTTCGTAATAAGATATCCTTATTTGCACTTAGCCATTCAACAAATTCATCTTTAAATATTGTTGACCTATAAAACTCTTGTAATATTTGAGTTACTACTGTCCAGTTTTCCATAATTATTTCTTTAATGATATTTTAAATGTGGTTGTACTAAACTTTGGAGCAGGATAAATCATCTCGCCAGTTTCAGGATCAACCAATGGTTCTTTTATAGTCTTAAGCAATGACTCTCTTTCCTTCTGCTTAAACTTAATAGCTTCTAACTCTTGGTTATACTTAAGCCATGTATGGTCACCATCATAGGCATACTTAACCCCTGATTCTATTCTGCTAATCTCAGCATCAAGCACCATTGCCTTGCCTTGAGGATGTAAGTCCAACTGACTGATAACATCTTCTTTTAACTCAGCTCTAATTCCTTCTAGCAACTGAACTAATGCTTCTGCTTTAACGAGCATCTCAAGGGGATTCTCGCCTGTTTCTCTAAAATGTGATACAACTACTTGCTTAAGTAATTCTATGCTAAATTTGGATGGTGTTATTGAATTTAATTCAATAGATGGTAGTAAATTACTCATGTTATTTCTTTTTAGTTGTTAACGATTCTTTTTTAGACT